TCAGGCAATATATACCCGATGCAGTCCGAGCCGATGCCGGACAGTCCTTTTAAGATCAAACCCAGTCCGAATCAATGACGAATAAACCCAAGTCAGTCAAAGCCCTGCGAGGGGCAACCGAGCCAAGGGTTCACACGCCACTTCTAAAAGGCAAATCCAGAGCTGGTGAAGTTCTTGAAATGGTTGAGCGTCTAAAGATGGATAAGCTGATGCCTTACCAGGAGTTCATCCTTAAACAGATGATGATGGTTGACAAGAAGGATCAGTACCGCGTAAAGACTGCGCTATTGCTTATTTCGAGACAGAATGGAAAGTCACACCTTGGCAGAGTGCGCGTAATCTGGGGCATGTTTTATGGTGATGAAAAGAAGCACATAATCATGTCTTCAAACAGAGCAACGGCCTTAATGACCTTTCGAGAGATTGCCTGGATCATTGAATCGACTCCAGAGCTCAAAGCCATGACTAAGGCTGTTAGATATGCCAATGGTGGCGAGCGCATCGAGTTGCTTAATGGTGCAACACTCGACCTGGTATCTGATACCCGAGATTCAGCGCGTGGTCGCACAGCTGACTTCTTATGGATTGATGAAGTGCGTGAAATCTCAGAAGATGGGTACAAGGCCGCAATTCCAGTGACTCGTGCCCGGTCGAACGCTCAGACATTTTTAACTAGCAATGCTGGAGATGCCTTCTCAACAGTTCTTAACGGATTGGTCGAGCGTGCCAAGGATTACCCACCTGAGACCTTTGGATATTACGAATACAGTGCGCCACAGTATTGCAAAATCGATATCTCATCAGATGCCTTTTGGCGTGATGCAGTAGTGCCAAGTAATCCTGCTCTTGGTTACACAGTCACTAAAGAGTCCATTGAAGAAGCTATTGCCACAGCACCTATTGAAACTACTAGAACTGAAACCCTTTGCCAATGGATCGACAGCCTTCAATCGCCTTGGCCTCATGGAGTTTTGGAAGAGACCAGCGATAACACTCTAGAGATAGCAGTCGGGGCATATACCGTCTTTGCTTTCGATGTTAGTCCGAGCAGACGAAATGCTTCACTCATTGCTGGCCAATTACTTCCCGATGGCCGAATTGGAATAGGAATTATGGAGACTTGGTCAAGTCAAGTGGCTGTTGATGATCTAAAGATTGCTGTGGCCATTAAAGCTTGGGCTGATATCTATCGGCCAAGAATGGTTTGTTATGACAAATACGCCACACAGTCCATTGCAGATCGATTGAAGCAAGCAGGAGTAATGACTGAAGATGTTAGCGGCCAGCAGTTCTATCAGGCCTGTGGCGACCTTTTAACTGGATTGGTGACCCACAAGGTGGTTCACAATGGGCAAGCAGAACTTATCCAACAATTCAACAACTGTGCCGCCAAAGTTAATGACTCAGCATGGAGAATTATCAAGCGAAAGTCAGCTGGTGACATTTCAGCAATTATTGGAGTCGCAATGGCAGTGAGTAAGTTAATGTTGCCAGCACCACGCCCACAAATCATAACTTGACATATGGTAGCAATCTGTCTAGATTGTGCTATCATTTAGGCTATGGGTATATTTTCGCGAGCAGAATCAAAGCCAACTAAGCCGACTGTCGAAGCGCAATATGCCCCTCAAGTTTTAGGTGAGTATTCACCTTATGCAATGCCGTTTCAATATGCATTCGTCAGCAGAGAAGATGCCCTCTCCGTACCAGCATTGCAAAGATGCCGCAATCTTTTGGCTGGCACTATCGGCGCAATCCCGTTAGAGCTTTACAGAAAATCAACTAACGAAGAACTTGGCTCACCAGTCTGGTTAGAGCAGCCTTCATATTCTCAACCTCGATCAGTTACGATTGCTTACACAGTCGAATCATTATTGCTATATTCGCAAGCCTTCTGGCAAGTTGTTGAAGTTTACAATGAAGATGGTCGCCCATCTCGCTTTGAGTGGATTGCTAACAATCGCGTAACTGCAACTTTAGATAGCACCAATACTTTTGTGAAGTCTTATGCAGTTGATGGAACAACATTACCAATGGACGGTCTTGGCAGTTTAATTACTTTTCAATCTTTGCTACCAGGTATCTTAAACACAGGCATTCAAACAATTCGCGCGGCGATCGATGTCCAGAAGGCAGCAGCAATTGCTGCATCAACTCCAATGGCAACTGGTTATATCAAAAATACCGGTGCTGATCTCGATCCTAAAGAAGTTTCAGGATTACTAGCTGCTTGGCGTACTGCTCGCAACAATCGTTCAACTGCTTATTTAACTAGCACTTTAGAATATAAGCCAGTGTCATTCTCACCGAAAGAGATGATGTACGGAGAAGCCATTTTCAACCTGGCTACTGAAATTGCGCGCCTTTGCAATGTGCCAGCCTATTATGTTTCAGCAGATCAAAATAACTCAATGACTTATGCAAATGTGCAAGATGAGCGCAAGCAATTCTTGACACTATCTTTGCAACCATTCATTACTGCTATTGAAGATCGTTTGTCGATGGACGACATCACTGCTAGAGGCAATGTTGTTAAGTTTGACATTGACAAAAACTTCTTGCGCACTGATCCGTTAGCAGAACTGGCAGTAATTGAAAAACTATTACAACTTGAACTCATTACTCAAGAACAAGCAATGGAAATGACAGATCTAACACCTAACGGAAGTCAGGGAATGCAATGACCCAGATAATTACCTTCGCAGCTGAACTCACAGCCGATTCAGCCAATCGCACTATTTCAGGCAAGATTGTGCCTCTTAACATTGAAGCAGGATCTACCAATATGGGCAAAGTTATCTTTGCTTCTGGATCAATCGAGATCCCAGATCCTAAGACCATCAAACTTCTTAACCAACACGATTCCAAGAAGCCTTTAGGTCGTGCCGTCAGTTTCTCTGAATCAGAGAACTCTATCGATGCTGTATTTTCTGTAAGTCGCTCACAGCGCGGCACAGAAGCCCTGATCCTTGCCGAAGAAGGTTTGCAATCAGGATTAAGCATCGGTGCAGAAGTTTTAAAGTCAAAGATCAAGGACGGCGTGACATATGTGTCTGCTGCTCGCTTGGTCGAAGTAAGTTTAGTGACTGAGCCAGCATTTAAGTCAGCCCAGGTCACTGATATTGCAGCGGAAGAATCTGCTGTAGAAGAATCAACCCAACCAACAGAAAGCGAGACAGCCACCGTGGAAAACACCACTCCAGCAGTCGAAGCAACACCAGTTGAAGCACCAGCGGTCGAAGCTGCTCGCCCAACTGTCACAGCAATGGCTTACACAAAGCCACGCATTGAAGTAACAGCTGCTAAGTATGCAGAAAACACAATTCGTGCAGCACTAGGTGATGAGTCAGCTCGTCAATACCTACTTGCAGCAGATGACACAACAGACAACGCTGGTCTTGTACCAACTCGTCAATTAAATGAAATCATCAACCCACTTGGCACAACAATCCGCCCATCGATCGATGCAATCTCTCGCGGAGTGCTTCCAGATGCCGGTATGACATTTGAGATCCCAAAGATCACACAAATGCCAGCAGTCGGTGAAGTTGCAGAAGGTGCAGCATTTACAGATACAGATCAGAACGCAGCGTTCTTATCAGTAACAGTTAAGAAGTATGCTGGACAACAGACATTCTCTGTTGAACTTCTAGATCGTACTTCTCCAGCATTCTTTGATGAGCTAGTGCGCAACATGGCAGCGGCTTACGCAAAGACAACAAACGCAGCAGTAAACGCTGCACTTATCTCAGGCGCATCACTTGATGCAACTACAGTAGCGACATACCCAACAGCAGCTGAATTGCTTGGAATTGTTGCTCGCGGATCTGCTTCTGTTTACGGAGCAACAGCAGGACTAGCTAACCCATTTGCTCGCAACATGGTTGTATCAACAGGACAATGGTCAAACATCATGTCACTTAACGATGCAGGTCGCCCAATCTACACAGCATCACAGCCAATGAACGCTGGCGGTCAAGTAGCCCCAACATCACTAACAGGTAATGTTGCAGGACTTAACCTCTATGTTGATCCAACAAACGGTGGCGATGGAGATGGAACAATCCTTATCGTTAACCCAGATGCTTACACATGGTACGAAAGCCCTACCTATCGCTTACGCGCAGAATCAACAGCAGCAGGTCAAGTAACCATCGGTTACTACGGCTTCGGCGCAATCGCAACTAAGGTTGCTGCTGGCGCATTCAAGAACAATAAGGCGTAAGCCCACTAAGTCGCTGAGAGGGGGCATAGCCCTTGCCCCCTCTTGGTCTTTAGAAAGGAATTGGAATGTCACTTGCAACAGTAGCTGAGATGAAATCAGTCCTTGGCGTTGGCTCGTTGTATCCAGATGCGACAATCCAAGAAGTGTGTGACGCAGCTGATGCAGTTTTATTGCCAATGCTATGGAGTCCTACTTATTTTTCAGTAGCTCATGAAAATGTCGTTGGTTCAGGCACCCTTTATTTCAATGATCCTGTCAAAGAGATTTTCTATATTGGTCAGACTGTAACAATTTCCAATTCTGGTTCTAGTTACAACGGAAGCAAAGTCATTACAGCCGTTGGTGATTACTCGATTACGATAAATACAAATCACACAACAGCGCAGCCTAAGCATGCTATTGCGCCTTATGGCTCAGTTGCTTCAAGAACTTACACAGACTGGACAGCCGACATGGCTATTCAGAATGCAGCTTTGATGATAGCTGTTGAGATCTGGCAAGCAAGAACCAGCACTTTAACTGGTTCTAACTCCGTAGATTTCCAGCCCTCACCTTACCGAATGAGCGCACAGCTTCTCGCTAAGGTCAGAGGATTGATTGCACACGCGCTAGACCCTCGCTCAATGGTGGGCTAATGCCAACAGCGATTACTACCCTTCGAACTACACTTGCAACTGCCCTAGTTGACAACACACTTTGGCAGACTTTTGCATTTCCGCCTTCAGTAGTTCTTGCCAATTCAGTTATCGTAAGCCCGGACGATCCTTATATTGAACCAAGCAATAATTCGCGCAACACAGTCAGTCCACTTGCCCGCTTTCGGCTGATTTTGACGGTGCCCCTCTTCGATAACGAAGGCAACCTCAATGGCATTGAAACTAACGTGGTTAGAGTGTTTAATTTATTAGCTGCCAGTTCTTTGACGTATAATGTAGGCAGTGTATCTGCCCCAAGTGTTCTCAACGCTGCATCAGGTGATCTGCTCAGCTGCGAGATGTCCGTATCAATCCTAACAAGTTGGAGTTAACATGTCAGACCTAACACCAGAGGATCTAGCCTTCTTGAAGAAGATTGGTCAGATCACCGATGCACCAGCAAAGCCAGTAACTACTAAGAAGGAAGAAGAATAATCATGGCAATTTTTCTAAATAACAAAGTTGGTCTAAAGATTGCCACTATCAATCTTTCAGATCACGTCACTGCGTTCACACTTAACCGTCAAGCAGACCAGATCGAAGTTACTGCTATGGGCGACACAGCTCACAAGTTCGTTACCGGACTTTCAGCAGATACCATTACAGTGTCATTTTTGAACGACACAGCAGCAGCAAACGTTCTAGCAACTCTTCAAGCTGCTTATGGCACAACTGTTGCATTCGCAGCAATCCAAGATTCATCAGCTGCTGTATCAGCAACTAACGTTCTATATTCAGGCACAATCTTGGTTGACAACCTAACAGACATTAATGGTTCTGTCGCTGATGAAGGTATGATGGATCTTACATTTACCTGCAACAGCAAGACAGCAATCGCATCAACTGGTACTTGGTCGTAATCTAACTACTAAAGAAAAGGGCTAAAGAATGGCAAAGCTAAAGATCACAAGGGCAGATGGCTCTGTATCTGAACATCAGATAACCCCATCGATCGAATACGCATTCGAGGTTTACGCCAAGAAAGGTTTTCATAAAGCCTTTCGTGACGATGAAAAGCAGAGTGATGTGTATTGGCTGGCTTGGGAGTGCATTCGCCGTAGCGGTGAAACTGTCAAGATGTTTGGTGCAGAGTTCTTGGACACACTTCAAAAGGTGGAAGTCCTGGATGATGACCCGGAATTATAGGGCGTGACTCTTTTACTTACTTGGTCGCAAGATTAAGTTTAGAAACGAGGATCGCGCCTAATGACTTACTCGAACTTGATTCGAGAATGTTCAAGGCTTTATTACAGGCTATGAAAGATCGAAACAAGGAGATGAAAGATGCCAACCGAAGTAAAGGGCGGACTCGCACTTCGTAAAGCATTAAAACAATTCGCTCCCGATTTGGCAATAGAAACTCGTAAAGAGTTAGCTGGTTTACTTAAACCTATTGTAGTAAAAGCCAGAGGGTTTATCCCATCTCAAGCACCTTTATCTGGGTGGGGTAAATCTTCCGTAGATGGTCGCTTCCCAGAATGGTCAAGCAGCGAAGCTAAATCTGGTATTGGATTTAAAACAACTCCAAGCAAACCTAATCGATCAGGGTTTAGATCTCTCGCTCGAATTCAAAATGCTTCACCTTCTGGTTCTATCTATGAGACTGCTGGCAGATTAAATCCTTATGGTCGTGAACAGGCAAGAGTAATTACTGTAAGCGGAAGCATTAAAAGGCGTGATTCGACAGAAAATTGGTCTTATCAAACTAGTGCTGGCAAGAATTATGGAAAAAGCAATAACCCACAAGCAGGTTATTTATTTACTCAGGCTATGAATGAATACAGCCAAATTGCTGATGCTAACAATCAGGTGGGTCGCGGTCGCCGTTCTCGTAAGATGAAAGGTCGCGCAATCTTTCGCGCATGGAAAGAAGACGGTGGCAAAACGACTGCTGCTGTTCTTAAAGCAATCGAAAATTCTAATGTTAAATTTCAAAACTACACATTGAAGGCAAAATAATGGCTAAACCATCAGTGATAATTGATATTGCCGCGGAGTTTGTTGGCAAAAAAGCTTTTGATAAGGCTGGCAAATCTAGTTTTGATCTTGAAAAGAATGTTAAAAAACTTGCTGGTGCACTTGGTTTAGCCTTTAGCACTCAAAGAATTGTAGCCTTTGGTAAAGCTTCTGTTAAAGCATTCGCTGATGACGATCGAGCAATTACGGTTCTGCGTCAAAATCTTGACAATCTGGGATTGGCTTATCAGGCTACTAACGCTGAAAATTTTATTGCTAAATTAGAAGAACAAGCAGCAATTCTTGACGATAAATTAAGACCTGCTTATGCTCAACTTTCAAAGATAACTTTATCAACGACTAAAACGCAAGAGTTAATGACTTTGGCTGTTGATGTTTCTCGATCAACTGGAGTTGAATTTTCAGCAGTAATTAACACTCTAAGCAAGGCTTACATTGGAAACTATAAAGGCTTAAAGACTTTAAATATTGGTTTATCTGATGCTGAGTTAAAGACTAAAAACTTTGCTGAAATTCAAGCAATACTTATTAAACAAAGCAAAGGTGCTGGCAAAGCTTATATTGAAACTTTTGCAGGTTCGATAGACAAATTGTCAGTTGCTTCGGCAAATGCTAAAGAAGTAATTGGCGAAGGTTTAGTAGATCTTTTTGCAGATATGGCTGGTAATGGTGATATAGATCAAGCCACAGCGAATGTAAATAAATTTGCCGGTGCTGTAAGTGGTTTGCTTAAAGATGTTAGTGAATACAATTTGCTTGACTTTGTTAGTGCTTTTGTAACTGGAAATGTTACTGAAAGCACAGCTCAGAAGTTAGTTAAAAGACCGTCTGCTCGTAGATTCTTTACTGGTGGTTCTGGCGTATCGACTGAATTATTGACAGCAAAGAGAGAAGCCGCTGCCGCTGCTGCTCGGTTAAAAGCCGAAAAAGCAGCTGCTGCTGCCAAGATTGCAGCTGATAAAAAGGCTGCCGCTAACAGAGCAATATTGGCCAAATCCGAATCGATGTTCAATCTTGACAAGATTCAGATTGAAGCTGCGCTTAAGGGCAAGATTAGCGAAGAAGAAAAGATCCGCTTACTTCTTATGCGAGCCATTTTAGAAGAAGATGCCGCAAAGGCTTCAGAGCTAGAAAAGAAACTTGAAGACATACAAAAAAAGAACGCTCAAATTGCTGCTGATCTTGCAC